CTTCCAAAATCCATTACTGCGTTAACTGCTCGAGCAATTGCTTTGCCTATTCTGATTAAAGTATCGCCAATTTTAAGGGCGCGCAATTCATCGTCAAGTCCAGCAATAGAAGCACCAATGGCGAGAAGCGTAGTACCTAACGCGCCTAATGCGGCCACTCCACCTAAGAAGTTGAAACCGCCTCCGCCTCCGCTGCCTTGAGCAGCTGCAGCTGGACCAGCAGGACTTGATGGAGCACTCTTTTCTCGTAAAGCTTCCAACATATCCATGTTATTGAGTTTCATCGACGTGATCAATGCGCTCACACGAGTATTTAATCCACCGACTTTTTCGGTAGTCTCATCTTGAGCTATTTTGTTGAGCGTTAGCTGCTCAATAACATTTTGAAGATTAGCCATTTTGTTTATTCCTTGCTTCTTCTTCTTTTAGGTACTTAGTTAACATTGCCACGTATACTTCTCTTTCCCATGGTATCATGTTCTCTATCTCAGTAAGCGAATAGTAAAACTTGTGCATCATATGAAAGTTCAATTGATAATAGTTTTCTAGCGAATCATGAGATAGAGCTAGGATAAAAAACCTGTAAGGCCCTCCACAGTCACCTTATTCTCATGTTGGCAACTACCACACGTAAATTCAATATCGTGTTTTAGCCGTGGCATTGCTTCTACGAATTCTTGTATTTTAGCAAATTGAACGCTGCTCATTGATTCAATGAAGTCTGATAATTCTTTTGGACTTGTATCTTTAACATCAATTCGTTCTTCATCAGTATTGATTGACTTAAAACATTTTGACATTATCTTAAACATTTCTTCGGTGCCTGCGTCTTCAGATAAATCCATTTCAGATAAAGAAGAATATGATGGCCAATCAAGTTCAACTGCAATGTTATCTGTTAGTTGAATTGTTTTATCGATATCAGGAACGTTTACTTGAATATCTTCTAGATTAATTTCTGCAGGATGTTCACTGCCACACTCTTGACACTTGACTGAAACCTTTGCAGTCTCTCCAACAGATTTACCTCTGATTTGAAGAAACATATATTCAACATCAAATGTATTCAGGTTTGCTGGAATGATTGAGTCATCAACACAAGATTCAATAGTTCCAAGTAGTGTATGAATAATTGCTTTGGTATCTTTACTCTCCACTGCAATCATTAAATTCTTTTCTTCCTTTACAAGGAAAGGCCGGTATCTTACTTTCTTCTTGGTTGAAGGTATAACCATCTCATAATGTGGAGATTCATTCAGTTTTGGTAGTGCCATAATTTACCTCTAAAAATTAACCGAGAAAGATAGGCCGCCGCCAGTTCTCTTCCAGTTAGTATAAGACATCTGGACAGTTGTTTCAACAAATCCGTCAGCTTCATTGTTATAATCAATTCCCGTCATTGTAGTTGGGAATGCGTTAATTAACTCAACAGAGTATGTTGAGGCTTGTACGTCAATCGGTAATCGATTGAAAACTGGTAAAGCAGCAATAGGAACTGGCATAGCCAGTTGGTGTATCACTACTCGTTTTTGATATTCACTTTTATAGGCAGCAGTTTGACCGTCCTCATCAAGAATGAGTGAACGCCATTGATCAAAATAGTTACGTACTGGAAGCGTTGATGTTTCTAAGAAAGTCAAAGTGACATCATCAACTGCATAGCCATAAGCTACTTTCTCAAGTTTCATACCGGTGCGTTTTTCATGAGTAAGCGTTTGCTTACCTGGGAGACTAGCGCTTCGGCATAGAATATTCATATTCCTTGCGCCAAGAAAACCTACTATGCCACCGGCACCGAGAGATGGTAGTGTAACTAAAAACTGATTTGATCTAGCCAGTCCGCCGCCAAACGTTATCGAACTTTTAATTTCGGATATAGAAGCCATTATGCCCTCAATGCCTTTCTTGAATCTCGGTAAACTGTATTAGCACTTGCTTTATTCCAATCAGCCGTTGGTAAGAAAGTTGCGATCTCCCATTCAGGTTTATCAACTAAAGCAAATCGGCTACGTACATGTTTGGTGAGATAATGTTTCATTGCTGGCGCTAAGTACTTTTGTGGTATTCCTCTGTTGCCACCTATAACAGTATCAAGTAATCTTGCTCTTACAGCTGGTGGTAAGTAATGAAGATTGAGACCCATGAATCCACCTTTTGCTGGACCCATCATAATGATTAAAGGAAATCCATCGTAGTAAGGCAAAGTCTCTTTGTGTTTAGGATCATAGAAAAACATGTACATGTTTCCTTGAGGACCCGTACGAGTTATTGGTCTGCTCTTTAGATCTAAAGCATCGTCTTGCATCAACTTATTACGATTCATTCTAAATCTGCCTCGGAACATTTCTCGTGCTTTGCTCTGAAACCAACGTATAGATTCACTAGTCCGCGGGGTAATCCCTGCACGGAATGCTTCGATCTCTAAATCTCTGAATAAACTTTCGCCTGCCATATCGTTATTTATAACTTTTTCTTAGGTTTTCTATATGGCTTCAACGGCTTTAATTTACCGGGAACTCTTTTAAGCGGCTTCTGCATAATACCCATTGAGTGTAGAGTTTGTTCTGTCCATATCTGAAACTCCCATTTTCGATCCTTGCAATATCTATTAGCAGCTTCCCACTTATTCATATTCTTTACGTAAGTCGTTGCTTCTCCGATATATCGTCTTTGGTTCTTTCCAACTTTTGCTGGTGGGGTTGTTTCTTTTTCTGGTTTGATCTCGACCAAGAGTGTTCTGTCTTCGAAGACAATTTTGAGATCGGGATAATAGCGGTGATACTTTTTATCAATGTCATACCAGTAAGGTACTACTATTTCTTCTGAAGACCATTTCTTTACTTTCGGATTTCTATCCAGCCATTTGAAACATTCACGTTCCCACAAAGATCTATACACTACATTGGACGGATCTCCAGTGTATTTCTTCTTATTCTCAACCGTGTATCGTCCTTTGTATGCCATGCTTTTCGGTATAAATAGTTCAAAGTTTATATGTTATCTATAAGGATAAGTCATGGCAACATCACCAGCAGAAGGATACCCAGGAAGACTGGAATATCCTATTGACAAAGAAAATCAATACAACACTAAAATTGTTTTTCAGGCAGTGAAGGTAAAACCACCTAGTATCGGATCTGCGGGTGCTGATAACTCTGCATCGTCTGTTAACGGCTCATCAGCTAACACTCGCAATAGCGGAAAGAAAACACCAATAAACAATTTAAGATTCTTTGATGTTGCCGGAGAACGAGCCGATATCTACATACCAGTTGGTGGATTCCAAGTGAATGACGGATTTGATTATGCACAAAGCGCTTTAGGTTTAGCCGGTGCTGGTATGGCCAACACATTAAATCAAGGTGGATCAGTAGCCGAGGCTGCAATGTCGGGAGTGAAAGAAGCTGGCCAATCTTTAGTTGATGCATTTAAAGTTATCACTGGAGATAAAGGAATTGGTAGAGTTGCAGCACTAAGAGCTTCTCAATTGATTCCTAATGAAGGTATGAGAAACGCAGCTAGTGTCACAACTCGCACTACCATGAATCCAAATATTCGAACAAACTTCAATGGTGTGTCTGTACGTGAATTTACTTTTAACTTTAAATTTATTCCGTGCTCTCCACGAGAAGCATTGGCTGTAAAGTCAATAGTAAAGTTTTTCAGGTTTCATTCTTATCCAGAAGAAATTTCATCTTTCGGAGCTTTCTCAGTTGGACTAGATTATCCTGAAATGTTTAAGATTCGTTTGCTATCTAATTCTGGTAATAAACACTTTAAGAATATTGGTACGCCAATTAAGTTGTGTTATTGTAAGGGTGTGAGTACAACGTATAATCCTACTTCACCAGCGCTGCACGCTGATGGTTCACCAACTGAGATTGATATGAATCTTACGTTTGTCGAATACAAAGCACAAACACGTAAGGATATCGAAGCTGAAGGTAGTGATTCATTCTATCATTTTGAGAATGGACCAGCAGTAGATACAGCAACTACGTCTGAGCCAGCATATCCAGATAATGCGATATAGAGGGAACAATGTCTAATTACTTCAAATACTTTCCAATGGTTGATTACAAATTTGGTGATGAGCCAGAATCTTCTCGGTTTGAAAATATTACTGTATACGCAGATGTTGTAGATCAAATAGCTGATGCAACTACAGCATACGATGAGTACTACATTCTTCCAGATGAAAGGCCTGATAACGTTTCGGAAAAGTTGTATGGTACTCCAAACTTTCACTGGACATTTTATCTGATGAACGACGCTATCCGTGAACAGGGCTGGCCAGTTAGTAATAACAAAGTATTTGAATTATCAGAGATTAAATATGCCACTCGTGTAATAACAACTAAGACCAAGCTTACAGATAAATTTAAAGTAGGTCAAACAATTACTGGAGCAACCTCATCTGCTACAGCTACTATTGGAAAAAGAAACTTAGATCTCGGACAGCTGTTCATTGAAAACGGCAATCAGACTTTTGTTGCTGGTGAAAACATAAACTCACTTAATTCAAACAATGTGACAGAAACTATTGTAGTAGATAGCTATGAATTCCAATACAACGCAGCTCACCACTATGAAAACTCAAGTGGAGACACCGTTGATATTGATCCTGAAACTGGACCCGGGGCTTCTCTAACAGAAGTGACTTATCTTGATAGGGTAAATAGATTGAATGAAGCTAATCGACAAATAAGAGTTTTGAAACGTGGCATTATTAGAGACGTAGTACAGTCGTTTAGGGATACAGTTAGTAACGCATAATGACAACATCAACAACTCCATTTACATTTGAATCAATAGAGCTTTCGTCAGATAGACTTCCGCAGCCAGTTGAACTAAATCGCATCGTTACTGATGTTGAGATATTTGAGCATATGGCTAAACCATATCTGACTGCAAGAATCTTAATAATAGATGCAGCTAACTTCTATCAAAGCGCAGACATTGTTGGATCTGAAAGAATACGAATACAAATTCGTTCTGCAGAAGAAGACGCTAAATCCATAGCTAAAAACTTTATGATATCGAGAGTAGAAAAAGTTGATAAGATTCAAGACAATACCCAAGTTATTGCTATACATCTAGTTGAAGACTGTTATTACATTTCATCATTAATTAATCTTAATAGAACTTTTAGTGGCAAGCCATCGGCTATGCTTAAGATTATCGCTAAAGAAACTTTAAAAAAAGAACTGTTAGTAAATGGTGAAGAGCAACAAAACTTTAAATTGATAATACCAAACAAGCATCCATTAGAAGCTATGATGTGGATTGTTGGCAAAACTTCTACAGCAAGAGGTTATCCTTTTTTCTTGTATTCAACCCTTGTCGGCGATGAGTTAATATACGAAGATCTTGCTACAATTCTTACTCGCCCGGCACTGAATGCTGGAAACGATATTAAGTACATTGCGTCAAGTACTAAAGCTCAAGACACGATGGACGCTAAACAAGTCAGGCGCATAATTAAAAACCACGAATTTATGGGTGGTGGAGAAAACTTGCTCAGTATTATTCGTGAAGGTTTAGTTAGTTCTAGTTTCGAAGTTATTGACACACTTACAGAAGGTACTAAAACTTTTGTATATGATTCAAAAGATGACTTATTCAAAAAGCTAATACAAGACGAAATATTACCAAAAGATCAGCCGAATCCACCTGTTAACTTTGACGAAGTAATTGACGACCGTAAAATAAATGAATATAGAAGTATGCATACATCTTCAATCGGTGGCTCAATGTCTTATAGAGATTCTGCTGAAGGCGAAAATCCTTTCAAGTATAATCGCTGGCAAAATGCGTACGGTGAAAATAAAACCTCGGCCGAATATAAGTTTTCTGCAATTAAGAGCGGCTTTGACCGGATGTTAAAAAAGAATCCTCTCACAATAAACGTAGACGGAATAGAGTTCATAAGAGGCGACTTCCATAAAACAATTGGTAGTAATATTGAAGTTGTGTTTATGAATTCACAGCCTGAAGCTGAAGATGGTGCTGATGCTCGTGATAAAAAGAAATCTGGAAAATACATGATCTATTCAATACGTCATATGTTTAAGATGTCTGCAGACATGTATGATGTATCTGCAACCTGTATCAAGATTGGTAATTTGAGAAGGAGTAACGACTAGTGGCCCCGTTTTATGGAGATTCCAATCGCTGGTTTATCGGCACTGTAGTAAGTATTGATGATCCTACACAATTAGGTAGAATCAAAGTTCGTGTTGATGGCATTCACGGTAGCTCTATTTTAGACAAAGATTTACCGTTCGCTCAAACTATAGTACCTATCACTGAAGGTGGAACACGGGGGTTAGGTAATAATCTTGGTGTGCAAGTTGGAGCTCGAGTTTTTGGTATTTTTTTAGATGCACAAGATTCTCAAATGCCATTGGTCTTTGGATCTATGCCAAAGTACGAAGACGCGTCGGCTGGAGATAGATCAACTCCACAACTGGCTCGCGGTACAAATACTCTTACAAAAACTTTAAATCTTGCAGGTACGATTATCGCTGATCCGTACGCAGCTGAATATCCACACAACAAAGTTATTACTACGACTTCCGGTCATGCAATTGAAATTGATGATACACCTAACGCTGAACGTATTAACATACATCATAAGTCCGGCTCATTTATAGAGTTTCATCCCGATGGAAAGATTGTAGTGAAAGCTGGCAAAGGTATCTTTATTGATGCCGGATTTGATGCTAATATTAAAGCAGTCGATTCAACGATTGAAGTCACTGGAACACTCAATATGACAGGCGTTAAAGGAGATGTTGTGGTGGATGGAATTTCTTTAGTAAATCATACGCATCGTGATAACCCAGGCTTGGCCGGTGCAGTTACAACCCCTCCATTAAAATAGGTAAGACATGGCTGATTTACAAACAAACGATAACGGCGAAATAGTACTTATTGATAATGATGGCAATGTAGATACTCAAGATGCAAACTCTTTTGTTTTCTTTGACACTTCAGGTAAACTTCAGCTAAGCTCAAATACGATTAAAATAAAAAACGCTGCCGGCACAACGCTAGCAGAATTAGCTGCTATAACTTAAAAATATGGTATAAATAGAATCATGGCACGCGTATTTTCAATAGAAGACGGATCATTAGATACCGCATCGATTACGACTTCAAGACAGAAGACGTATAGCGACATTGATTTGACTTTTGCTAAGAAAGGCAACAACGATGTCTTTAAGAAATCAGACGCGGCCGCTGTAAAACAAGCAGTAAAGAATTTGTTGTTAACTAACTTTGGAGAGAAACCGTTTAGTCCACAATTCGGTGGTAACTTAAATGCTTTCTTATTCAACCTTGACACTGAGTTTGATGAACTTGAAAT